CGTGCGGCGGCGTAATTCCATCGCGCAGTAATGCGCCTCATCCGCATATTGTTCGCACTTAGGATTGTCTGGCATTGCGTGCATAGCGTTGTGGCAGTCCTCAATGACATAGCGTAGTTCTTCGTCCGTCATCCACTTGGTTTTTGCCATGTACGCGCTGTGCCACTGGCCTGTACCGTCGTCGTAATCTGACATCGCTGTCTCCGTTTTGTTTAGTGTTTGTTATAACGTGTTATAACATTCTGGTTGTTGGTGCGGATCTCCCCACCGACAAGAGATATTATCCCACATATAACGTGTTATGTCAAATGGTGGTATTTGGTGGTATTTGGTGGTTTGTACTGTAATGTTCCTATATTGTTCCGTCACGTAGGTCTGTAAGTTATTGAAAAGTAAGGAATGTTCCAATGTTCCCGATTTGGCAGAATTACTACCTTGTTTTCACAAGGCGAAAAGGGAGGGAACAAACCTAAAAAAGTTCTGTGTAACACAAAATTCTCCTTCTTTAGCTAAATTTCAAAAGGTAGTTAAGTAATTTTATAGAAAAAGAACATTATATATATATAGGCTTAATCACATGCCAGAACAAAGTCACATGCGATCAGATACCACGAGATACCACCAAACTAATGTTCCTTTTTGGCCTAAAAAAAGGGAACATTACAGGAACATTTAGGGAACATTACGGAACATTACAAGTTTCAAAAAAGAACATTCACCCTGTGCAGTTTCGTTACGTCTTGTGCGATACGCAACGCTACGAAGGGAACTGGCTTCGCCTCGTGTTATAACGTGTTATAACATCACACGCAGCGCAACGTCACACACAACGCTACGAAGGGAACTGGCTTCATTTTTTGAAGCCAAAAAAAACCCCGCCGAAGCGGGGTTAATAAAGTCAGTCGGTGGATTACTTGGATTCGCGCATGGCGATTACCTTTTCGATTAGATCGACAAACTCGGCCTGACCTTCGAGGCTTAATTGTGCCGCATAATTCAGAATGCCAGTCAGTCGCGGATCGCGGATCGCTGGCGGCAGTACCGAATCGACTTCGGTAGCCGTGCCGGATTCTGCCAACTCCGCGACCGTGCCGCCTTTGCCTTTCGCGGTTTCGGCCTTTGCCGCTTTCGTGCGTTTGTCGGTAACCGTGCCATTGGCAAGGCCTTCCATACGCGCTAGCGCCTTGCCGATTGATCCCATTCTCGCGCCTACCGATTGAAGCAGTTTGCGCTTCGCGTCGGATGGTTTACCCGCGATCACCGCTTGCTCGGTTTTTGGCAGCGCATCGACTACGCACGTCCGGTAAAAATCATAGACCGCGTCGGAAGATGCCGTGGCCTTTTTGAAGTCCCGCGATTGTGCGCCCGCTTCATGCATTTGCGCGTTGAATGATTTGGTCGATTCGTTTAGGCGAGTCTGCGCCCGCTCGACCGCCGCTTCTTGGCTTCGCAGTGTGCGCGTGCTCTCGGTAACTAATGCGCCGATTTGTTTTTGGGTTTCAGTAATTTTTGAGATTGCGTTTGACATTTTGTCAGTCCTTTTTAGTTTATGTTGTATCGGCTGTTGGCCCGTCCGATGATCCTATTGTAACCCGAAGTAGCCTATGTCGTCCAATGGTATAACGTGTTATATCATGATATAACAGACCCACCCTACCCCCACCCATCGCGTTCAGCAACGGGACTCCTAGCGCGAATGTATATTACTAATACGCTCAAATAATCCCTATCTCCAACCATTTGAAACAACTTTTTGTATTTTCTGGTGGTGTTTGGTGGTTTTTTGAGGCCGTTCCCTACCCCCCTTACACACAGGAGACCCCCCACCCTAAAAATTTAAGTCCCTGTACCTACAAAAATTTTTTGTATAGCCCCGGAAATACCGGGTTTAAGGTACCCCCGTACGTGCCGCGCAACTCATTGATTATATTGGGTTATTCGGTTATTTGGTTATTCAGACCCTCCGGCACACCCGGCACGTAAATACTTGTAGAAAATTTGGTTACACAGAAATACCTACACTGGGGTGTCCAGAAAAACACGTACATAGCGTTTTGGACTTTTTGGACTTTTCATTTGTTTGTCTTCCGAGGTATTTGGTGTATATTCCCGCCAACGGCTATTAGCCAGCGACACAATTTATGACTTTACTTATAGAACCTGAAATCGGCGTTCCTTTTTCAGACGACATGTCATACGTAGATCTGAAGGAACGTGCCTCGGCGGCGTGCAATACGGCGCTGAAACTTGCTGAACACGGATTAGATATTGACCCCACCCAAGAAGACGAAGACGTGGCAGCGAAACTTGCTGTTGCTTATGCGGACGATCCAGAAAAAACTTCTAAAAAGGTTACTGCGCGGAAGGCGGCGGCGCTTACACCTGCCTCGTTGGTGCTGACGAACAACATACTGCAAGAGTTCGGGCATTCTGTTGCAGAAAGTGCAGTGCAGATTCGCCACCTCGTAACAAACAAACTGCTTCTCGAATCTGAGAACGCTGACCCACGTATTCGTATGCGTGCGCTAGAACTTCTAGGTAAGATCTCAGACGTAGGACTGTTCGCGGAGAAGTCAGAAGTGACGGTAACGCACCAGTCTACTGAGGATCTACGTGACAAGTTACGTGATAAGCTAGAAAAGCTGATTAACCCGGAAGATGCGGTGACAGATGCCGAGTACGAAGAGGTGCTAGATGGTGAGGAGTTCGATGCGCGTGCCGAGCTAGGGTTAGGGGAGTAAGTAGTGCTGCGTAATATAGAAAAAGAAACAAATGGTTGAGGCCGTTCCCGATTTTACAGAAGAGGAAGTACAGCAGATGCTGGACAACCTCGACAGTTTCTCGCCTGAAGAGGTCGTAGAGATAAATCGCATCGTCGATGAGTTAGAAACGCGGCAGGTTAACCAAGCGGCGTATGATGACCTCATAGAATTCTGTAAAGCCATGCAGCCAGACTACATTGTAGGTAAGCACCACCGCATATTGGCGGATATGTTGATGGCGATTGAGGCGGGAGACAAAGATCGCATCTGTGTGAACATCCCACCACGCCACGGCAAGTCCCAACTCGTGTCTATTTTCTTTCCAGCGTGGTTTTTGGGGCGAAATCCGAACAAAAAAGTGATGATGGTGTCCCACACCACCGACCTAGCGGTAGATTTTGGTCGAAAAGTGCGAAATTTGATCTCTACAGACGCATATCAAGGCATTTTCCCTACCGTACAGCTTGCAAGCGACTCAAAATCAGCCGGTAGGTGGAACACAAACGTTGGGGGCGAGTATTATGCGTGTGGCATTGGTTCTGCTCTTGCTGGTCGCGGTGCAGATTTGCTTTTGGTGGACGATCCTCACTCTGAACAAGACGTAATCAACGGTAATTTCTCTGTTTTCGAGAAAGCCTATGAATGGTTTACGTTTGGAGCGCGTACTCGTCTGATGCCGGGAGGTCGTGTAGCTATAATTCAGACCCGTTGGCACATGGATGACCTGACTGGGCGTGTTACACGCGACATGGCGCAGAATGACAGGGCAGACGAGTACGAAATCGTCGAATTCCCCGCCATATTAGAAGTTGAGGACGAAGAGACAGACGACATAGTGGAGAAACCGCTGTGGCCTGAGTTCTTTGATCTTGAGGCGCTTCTACGTACTAAAGCGTCTATGCCTACATTCCAGTGGAACGCGCAGTATCAGCAGACGCCCACGGCAGAAGAGGCTGCGCTAGTAAAACGTGAGTGGTGGCAGATATGGGAGCAGGAACGGCCTCCGAACTGTGAGTACATAATCATGTCACTGGACGCAGCGGCAGAGAAACATAACCGTGCGGACTATACGGCGCTCACAACGTGGGGTGTGTTCCTGTACGAAGAGACTGGTGCGTACAACATCATCTTACTGAACAGTATAAAGCAGCGGATGGAGTTTCCAGAGCTGAAAGAGATGGCGCTGGAGGAGTATACCGACTGGGAACCTGATGCGTTCATTGTGGAGAAGAAGTCATCAGGCACCGCGCTGTACCAAGAGATGAGGCGCATGGGGTTGCCTGTGTCAGAGTATACGCCCCACAGAGGGTCAGGTGATAAACTTGCTCGTCTAAACTCAGTATCTGATATCGTAGCAAGTGGTTTGGTGTGGGTGCCTGCTACACGGTGGGCAGAAGAGGTAGTTGAGGAGATTGCTGGATTTCCGTTTATGAGCCATGATGACTTGGTTGACTCAACGGTCATGGCACTCATGCGCTTCAGGCAAGGTGGCTTTATACGGCTACCGACAGACGAGCCTGAAGAACAAAGATACTTTAAGTCGCG